AGTCATAAATGCTTTTACTTCTGTCACTTCTTCATCTTCAGGCTTTACCTCTGTTGAAGGTTTTTGCTCAAGAGGATTTGGAGTTGTAGGCGCGTCAGGTGTTGCATCAGGGCCGCTTAATGTTGGGGCAACTGACGCAGTAGCCGCATCAATCAATCCATCAGGTGAGAATAAATAAACAGCCCCTCCAGTTGCAAGGATTGGCATGTCAGCCTGTGGTGTATCAAGCAAAGGCAAACCTAATTCTGATCTGCGCTCATTGATTGACTTACCGCCTGAACGCACTTCAATTTCATTTTTGCGGGCGTTTTCTTCTGTGTCTTTGCGCTCTGATGTAAGCAATTTAAATTCAAGTTCACGCGGCATACCTAAGTATGTGTAAGAAAGATTTGTAAGTTGTTTAGAGATCCAGTTAGCAAGAGGCCCAATACCTAGCGCTTCACCGTTTTCTGCTTGTCCTTCTGAATAACCTGATCCGCCTAAACCGCTTTTTGGCGAGAAACCAATTTCAGATGGTTGTACGCCAAAGTGTCCGCAAATAGAAGTAACTAAATAATCATCAAGTGTGTCTTTAAACTTCTCGCCATAGCCTTCATTAACAATAGGTGTAAGGCCCTTTGGCAAAAGTCTTGCGCGCTTGCGTTGCTCTGTTTGTCCCGCAAGATCATCATTGAGAATACGCTCATAAGCAAGCAAGAGATCAGGGTTAGTTCCCCAATCTTCATCAGTTGTAAACATAAGTTCAGGCATTACACCGTCTGTGTACTCTGCTCTGATCCATTGTTGGCGGCGCAAATAAATGTCAGCAAGTGGTAGCGCTCGTTCTACTGGGCTAAATCCATAAACAGTTGTTGAGCGGCGATTGCGCACCATGTAAGCCAATTGATCCGCAGTGAATTCACCATCTGCCTTTGGATCTTCTTCTGTTGCAGAAAATTCAGAGCGTGGGAAACCATAAAGGATCTGTTGGAACGCCGCGTTAGGTGGCATTGGGCGCATACCGCGGTCATCAATAAGTGGCTTAATTGTTGAGCCATCAAGAATTTGGAAACCGTAAAGATCTCCGCCTACTGTTGGTTGCGGATAAATAGCAAGCGCATCAATTACAAGAATGTCCTCAATTGCAATGTTGATCCAGTCTTGCCATGTATATCCGTTTGCTTTGTCAGGGTTTTCCCAAAACTCACGCAAGCGGTTAATTTCATTTGTGTATTTTTCGCGGGCCTTAGCCATAGCGCGCACATGATCGCCACCTGACTCTGCCGCAATCTTTTCTGATGCGTCTGCACCAAGAACAATGTCAAACTGAAGGCCGTTCATTTTTGATTTAGTTACTTCAATGCAACGGCGCAAGATGTCAATACTGTCACCGGCAGCGCGTAATGTTGAAAATGGGACTAAGCGCGTTGGAACAATGTTGATGTTCTGAGCAACCTGGTACTCATAACGGCGCGGTTCAGGGCGGCCTGTTGCGGGATTGATTGGGTTAATCGCACCAGGGATAATTGGATTGCCTGGGCCAAAAGGAACTGTTGCGCTAAATGGTGCGCGTGGGAGTGCAACATTGTTTCCGTATGTCTGTTGCATTGCTAAACCGCTTTGCGCCATAAGGTCATCAGTGCCGATTGTTGTAGCACCGGCAGGCAGGTTAGGGCCTTTTTCAATGTTGCCAGTTGCGATTGCTCTTGCGATACGGTCACGCAGACCCATGCGTATCTCCCTTGTTATGCCTCTTGTAAATCAGGCGTGTTGTAATGATAGCGATTTTCTGAACATCATGTATTGTAAGGTTTATGAACTTAGTAGAGAAGGCAGTTCAACACGGTGGCAAACTTGCACCCCTGGTAATTCCTCACGGATTAACTAGCGGTACAGGGCTAATGAACCCATCAATTTTTATTGATGACAAAGGCAATATCCTTGTGAACTTACGCCATGTAAATTACACGCTGTACCACGCAGAAAATGATCAAAGGTTTCCTAGCCGATTTGGGCCACTGTCATATCTGCACCCTGAAAAGGATCGCCGTTTAGTAACAGTCAATTATCTATGCCGCCTCAATGATGATCTTGAGATGACCCACCATGCCAAAGTGGATACATCTGAATTAGATGTTGAACCTATTTGGGAGTTTGTAGGTGAAGAAGATTGCCGCGTTATTCAGTGGCTAGATGATTACTACCTAGTGGGAGTTCGCCGCGATACAACAACTAATGGCGTAGGCCGCATGGAGTACAGCCGGATTGAGATTGACTGGGATAACTGGGCAGTCAAAGAAGTCAGGCGTGTGCGCATTAAAGCCCCTGCTCCTGATGCTTCTTATTGTGAGAAGAATTGGATACCCGTCCTAGATAAGCCTTACCACTTCATCAAATGGACTATGCCAACAGAATTAGTTTATGCCAATCCCATAAGCGGGGAGTGTGAGCAGGTATTTGTTAAGCCAACAGCGGTTGCGCCTAAAGATCAGCGTGGATCTAGCCAGGTCATACGGTGGGGCAATATGTACATATCCATTACCCATGAAGTAGATCTGTTTAAGAATTACCTAAAGCAGAAAGATGCAATTTACCGTCACCGTTTAGTTGTATGGGATCAAGAACTAAATGTTGTGGGGCTAAGTAAGGAATTCTCATTCTTAGATGCTCGCGTTGAATTCTGTGTAGGGGCGGCGGTTCACAAAGGTAACCTTTTGGTGTCTTTTGGTTTCCAGGATAACGCCGCTTTTGTCTTGCAAGTACCTGGTGTAGTGGTAGAAGATCTGATTGTGGAGGCATTAGCGTATGAAAATTGAGCAATTAGTTATAGAACTATCTAAAGATCCGTTCAATCCAGCGCTTAATTTTGATGTAGCGGTGGAGTATGAGAGGCAAAACCAAACAGCATCAGCCGTTTCTTTCTATTTGCGTACCGCTGAATACGGTCATATAACGCACCCCACCCTGGTTTATGCCTCACTTTTAAAGGTTGCTCATTGTTTTGATGACCAAAATGATCGCCAGGCCACTGTAAGTAATTGTTTATTGCAGGCTGTAGCGTATTTGCCATACCGCCCTGAAGGTTATTTTCTTTTAGCGCAGTTTCATGAACGCTTAGGCCAATGGCAAGAGTGTTACACCTGGGCAAACATTGGATTGCATCATCAACTTAACTCAGTGCTTCCTGTTCATGTTGGTTATGAAGGTCAATATGTGCTGTTGTTTGAAAAGGCAGTAAGCGCCTGGTGGATCGGGCGCGCAGATGAAAGTATTGAAATACTAAAACGGTTAAATGAAATGGACATAGCGCCAGCGTACAAATCCGCAGTGCAGCACAATCTTGAAAGGATTGGCCATGCTTCTGTTTGATGTTGGTGCTAATCGCGGTGATGCAGTGCTTGCAGGGTTGGCTCAAGGATACCGCGTAATAGCCTTAGAAGCCGCTCCACGCGTGTTTAAACAGTTAGTTGGTAATTTTATCTATAACCCTAATGTTGTACCGCTTAGAATGGCCGCTAGCGACAAAGATGGCGAGCGCCTAAAGTTTTATGAGGCTAAAGAAGATGGCCTTAGTTCGCTAAATAAAGACTGGCTAACTAAAGATGGCATGCCATACGCGGGCAAACCTTACCGTGAAGTAGAAGTAAACACAATTACTATTGACACTTTGGCAGATACATACGGCAACCCTAATTTAATAAAAATTGATGTTGAAGGTGCTGAGTGGCAAGTGATGAAAGGCATGACACGGCATTATGGCGGAATGGTTTGTTTTGAATGGACATTTGAAACCATGCACCAGCATGAAGATCAATTAGATTATTTATTTACATTGGGCTACAGAGAAATGGCTGCGCAATACATTGTGAACCATTTAGAAGAACCGCAAGCGTGGGGCAATATGCAATCCAACAACGCAAATGAATTGTTAGCCTGGCATCAACTTACATCTGATGCGTGGATAGATGGTGGTTGGAAAGTTGCCAACCTACGCCCTACCGCAGATGTAGGAATGTTATGGGTTAGGTAAAGTATTCAACATAACTCATGTTAAATATCTTATTATGCAAATTCCACTACCGCCTGCGCCGCTAGTAACCGCAGTAGTATTTTCACTTACGCCGCCACCGCCGCCGCCTGTATTTGCTGTTCCTGAACCTCCTGGCGTAACACCTCTTGTTCTTCCAGCACCGCCTCCTGGTGTAACAGTTCCAACGCTATTTTGCCCATAACCGCCACCACCTGAAGAAAAATAACCACTAACACCTGAAGAAGTAGCGGTAGCCCAAACAGAATAAGCAGTTGTTCCATCACCGCCGTTACCACCGCGTCCTGCGGCTGAATTGCCGCCTTCTCCAGCACCACCAGCACCACCACCGCCACCACCAAGAGTAAACTGAACAGCATCACCGTAAGCACCAGCATTACCCTGTCCTGATGTTCCAGGGCCGCCTGAACCAGCGTATGCACCGCCTCCACCTGAACCGCCTGAACCACCCTGGTTGCCACCACCTGAACCGCCGCGACCTCCGCCAATGGCTGTTGTTATTCCAGTCATTGTTGAGTCAGTGCCTTTAATTCCGTAAGCAGGCGTACTTGTTGCCGATCCGCCTCCACCAATTGCAATACTAAAACTACCAGTTGCAGTAAAAGTAGAATATACAAGACCGCCCGCACCGCCACCGCCACCGTTATCTGTTCCCCCTGAACCGCCGCCGCCAATCAATATAACTTCTGCGGGTTTGCTTCCTGCGCTAACGGCAAAAGTTCCATTGCCTGTAAATTTATGATAGGTGTAAGCGCCTGATGTATAAATTGTGCCGCCTGTTGCGGTAAATGGAGTTTTAAACCCTCCAATAAGTCCGCCTAAAACACCACTCATTTAATCCACCTGACTCTTTGTGTAGCGAACAATAACAACTCCTGAACCACCACTTACGGCTGCCTGTGAATTATAAAGAGCAGCACCGCCACCGCCGCCACCACCAGTGTTTGCAGTTCCCGCTGTTCCATTGTTAGGGCCTGAAGATGTATCTCCGCCCTGGCCTCCGCCACCGTTTCCGCCTGCTCCTTTATTGTTACCAATACGGCCACCGCCACCGCCGCCTGCATACCAAAATGTTCCACCGATATTTTGACCAGTAGATGTAACAGAGCCAAAAGTGCTGTAAGCAGAAGTTCCAGCGCCTCCTGCGCCTCCTAAAGTAACAGCATTTGCTCCTGCGGCCGTTGCTCCGCCACCGCCACCACCGCCTGTATCTACAAATCCGCTTGCAGTACCAGCGCCGCCGTTATTTCCTTGCCCTACTGTTCCACTGCCGCCGCCACCTGCGCCTCCAGTGTTATCAATACCTCTCCAGTTGCCGCCACCGCCGCCACCTGAACCACCATTGCTACCGCCACCGCCATTGCTACCGCCACCGCCACCAGTAGAAGTTGTTGCACCTAAAACGCTATTAGAACCTGTACCACCGCTTCCACCAGCACCAACTGTGATGCTTATATTGCCGTTTCCACTTTGACCGCTTAAATATCTTAATCCGCCCGCGCCGCCACCACCCGCTGAACGGGTAGTTTCTGTTGAAGAAGTCCAGGTTGCTATTGCGCCGCCACCGCCTGCAATAATTAAAGCATCATAAGTGAGTGCAGATCCAGTAATTCCTAAAGTTCCATTACCTGTAAATAAACGGTAATAATAAGTGGCATCAGAAAAAAGAGTGCCGCCAGTAACTACTGGTTTTCCTACAACAGATGAACCAATGAGGCCGCCCAAAACGCCGCTCATACCGTCAAACTTCCATTTCCAGTAAATTTGTAATAAGTAAAACCGCCAGTTTCATAGCGGGTTGGTGAACCAGTTGTTGCACTGGCAGTGTAACTTCCCGTGGCTCTTAAAATAACTATTCCGCTTCCGCCGTTACCGCCGCCGCCGCTATCAAATGGCCCAAAAACAGTACCGCCTCCGCCGCCACCGCCTGTTGAACCTGCGGCTGAAAATCCATAATAATTGCCTCCGCCCTGGTATCCATTACCGCCTCCGCCGCCACCGCCTACGCCAAGATAACCACCACCGCCGCCGCCTGCATAATTGCCTGACACTCCTGATGAGGTTGCACTTGCCCATACTGAATAAGCACCAGTTGCCCCACCGCCGTTACCACCTATCGCGTTATTGCCACTGCTACCACCACCACCGCCTGCACCGCCACCGCCTGCACCTCCTGATGCTGACTCACCTGAACAACTGCCGCCAGCGTTACCCTGTCCTGAAGTTCCTCCGCCGCCTCCGCCAGTTAGCGAACTTCCTCCGCCACCTGAACCACCTGATTGACCCGCACCTGATGTACTTGGAGATTGCGCTCTACCGCCACCGACTGCGGTTGTAAATCCTGTTACTGATGAGTTTCCACCGTTTGTTGAATTGGTAGAATAACGGAAGAAAAATTCATTATTCCAACTGTAATTATCAGCACCGCCTCCGCCACCAACTGCAACTGTTAAAACTGTGCCGCTGTTTAATGATTGTGTTGCGCTTACAACTCCACCAGCACCGCCGCCACCGCCGCCATATTGATAATTACCACCACCAGCGCCGCCGCCTCCGCCTGCAATAATAAGGCTTGTAAAACTTATTGCAGGAGGTTTACCAACTGCCGCAATTACACTGCCTAGAACACCACTCATTATGTAAGTCCATTGCCACTGATAATCCATGATGTAGAAGTAATTTTAACGGCTGTTGCAATACCAAACGCTGCAAGTGTGCGTGAACCTGTAGTTCCTGTACCGGCCAAAATTAAAGTGTCAGTTGTAATTGCAATAGTAACTGTTGTGCCAGTAGCAGCAATAAATACAACTGTTGTACCAATTGGGTAAGCAACTGATCCGTTAGCAGGGATAGTAACTGTACGAGTTGCAGTTGAGTAAATATGTTCACCAGCGTCCGCTGCAACTAATGTGTATGAACCAGTTGTTGCTGCTCCGCTTTGCGGAATACCCATGTAACCCACACCTCTTGAAGATGTAGTTGTTGTTGCGTCTAAAACAAGACCTGTAACAGAAGTAGTAAAGTTGTTTGCGCCAGTCCAGGTGTTGTTTGTACCTAGAATATCTGCACCTGAAATACCTTGAGTACCAGTCAAACCTTGAGTACCGGTAGTTCCCTGAGCGCCAGTTAATCCCTGCAAACCTTGTGTACCCTGGCTACCAATTGTTCCTTGCAAACCTTCAGTGCCTTGAACGCCTTGTGTGCCTTGCGATCCTGTTAATCCCTGCGCACCAGTTATACCTTGTACGCCCTCCGTTCCTTGCAAACCTGTTGTGCCCTGGATACCCTGCGTTCCAGTTGTGCCCTGTGTGCCAGTTGTACCTTGTGCGCCAGCGGCTCCCGCTGTGTAAGCATAAGCAAGAGAATTCCACGCGGTTACGCCATCACCCAACTTAAATTTAGATGTGTCGGTTTCAAGACCCATCTCGCCAGCGGCAAGTGTTGG